AGCATCGAGGCCTATTTTCCCAGCCTGGTACTCGTCCTGTGCGGCCTTTTTTCGGCGTTCAACTTCCGCCAGGGCTACTTCTTCCTCATTCTTTAGACCGTCCAGAGCGAGATCTTTGAGGTAATCATGATATTGGAGTGCATTTGCCTTGGCGCCCGCGGTTGCGTCATCAATGGCTTTGTTCGCCGCGTCTATCATGGGCTTAAGCGAGAGAACGAACTTTTGCAGATCCTGCGCGCGTTGGAGTTCGGCATTGGCCAGGTTTTCAGGATCATTGTCAATGGGCTGGCCGGTCATGGCCTGGCCCTGGGGATCGAGCGCGGCGGCGCGATCAAGCACCATGGCCGCGGTCTTAGCGGCGATCTGCGCCTGCAGGGATGCGAGACGCGCCTTATTCTGCTGTAGCTCTTCCTGGTAATACTTCTGCTGGATGGCGTGGCGCTCGTCTTCTCCCCTGCCGATCAGCGCCAGCGCTTCTTGCCGTTTGATGGTGGCATCCACCGCATTCTGCGCGGCGTTGGCGATATCCATGGTGTTCTTAGCGTCGGCTGCAGAGGCATTCTGAGCGCTCTCAAAATAATCTTTCAGTTTTGAAAATGCCTCAATGCCAAGATGCAGGAATGCCAGGCCGGCAAAGGCATCTCCCAGGGCAAGGATCGCGGTGCGCGCGATTTCGCTGGACGCGATCATGTTGCGCATTTCGCGGGGAATGCTGATGCCGATATCATCTCGCATCAATGCCAGAGTGCCGCGGACCTCCTGCATATCCTGCTTCATCTGCGAAGACATCTGGGCAGACGATTTGGTGACTATGTCCTTGACGTCGCTCATGTCGGCCTGGAGCTGGGCGACATTGGCGCGCAGGTCAATGACCAGAGAGCCGATAGTATCTGAAGCTGCGGTTGGCATTTTGTTTTTTATTGAGGAGAAAGAGACGCTTTTGCGTTCTGTATTGCGTTCATCATGTCAGCCCAGGCATTAAGCGCACGGGCTGACGGAGGCTTGATATCTTCCTTCAGCGAAGGAAAGAAATCAGACGGGTGAAACGTGCCGCGGCCTTTGCCTTTGCCGCCGGCAGCATTCCCTACCAAAGAGCAGAGCAGGCCGAAACGGTAATCCTCAAGCTTTCGCTGGCGCTCCATGCGCTCAATGAGAAGAGAGAGAAGCCGATGATTCAGCCTGCCAAACTTGCGGCCGCTAAGACCGAGATCATAGACAGCGATCGCCCAGAACTGGGCATGGCTCAGCGGCTTGGAGCGTTTGGGGCTGTACCGTTGTTTGGGGCTGTACCGGTATTCTCTTTTTGAGCTGGCTTATAAAACAACACGACGGCTTCCACTACTTTTCTGTGAACTTCCGTCATGTTGCCCCTGGTGATAAGCGCGCCAACCTGCTGCATGTTGAGAACGGGCGGCACCGTGATACGTCCGAACTCGTCAAATTGCACAGCAGGATCATGGTGCAGCAGCTGGGAAAAGAGCAGCGCACGGGTATAGCGCGAGGAGATAACTGCGTTGCCCTTTTTGGCGAAAAGCTTGTCAATGGTTGCGCCAGTGATCTCTTCAAAAATGGCCTGGGCGTTGAAATCAAAGACAAGCCGATAAGCCTTATCGCCTATCTGAAGATCGACAGAAGGATGCGTGGATTCCATTTAAATGAGTTTCCTTTGCGCGAGATTTATCCGGGGAAAGATTTATGCCAGAGTGGTTGGCCCAGTGATATCGAGCGTGACGCTGGCAACGCAGTTGTCACCTACCGGTGTCCCTGGATCGAAAGCAGAGACGATGGCCGCGAAGCTCCATTTGAGGCCGCCTGGTACAAGATACTGAAAGTTGCGAGTGACGCGAGCGAAGGCGTCAGCCAGCAAAGCTTTTTGTTGTGCGTTTCCGGGTATCCAATTCATGCTGGCTGTGATCTGGCCGGCATCGATGAGACCAGCAATCTTCTCTTTGAAGAACTGCGGGGACTGCATGTTGGAAACATCCTTGATGTCGATTTTGATGCCAGGGCCTTTGAGGTCCGTGAGTTCAGGGATGGCGGTAAAGGTTTCTGGCGGACCGTCACCGTTGCCGCGGTTAAGACTGGATCCGTACCCGATCTGTGCTTGAGTGGTCATGACGAAAATTTCCTTTGCAAAAGATTTCTAAAGGTTGGTGAGAAGCGGTGTTGCGGCTTAACTAGGGGACGCGGATAACGGCGAATTTGACGGTGGTGGTGCTGGCCTGGAAATAGATGTTGCCGTCAGACTGCACCCAGCCGGTATTGGCATTGCGGAAATTGAAGACGGCGAATGTGCCGGCTGCCATGCTGTAGGTGGCAATATCCGCGCTGCGTCCGAACTGGTCAGGCTTGGTGGTGAGAGTGATGGTCTGAGAAGCAGCGTCAGAATTCTGGACGATCAGAACCTCAGTGCCAGTGGCTGAAAAGCTATTGAGGTTGGTGGTATCCGCGGCCGTGAAGGTCAAAGCGAGATCGCCTGCGTTCACGGTTCCCGGATAAGGCCCCTTGGGCGTGATGGGTGTGATGGCTGTGCGAGCTGCCCAGGCTGAGATCGCGAGGACAAGGCACAGTCCAATACAGGCAACGATTTTCTTTTTGTTCATCATTGGTGAAACTCCTTTTCAAATTTCATGGATAAAGCTGATGTCGACATGGCGGAGAAAAAGCTTGACCTGGTCAACGTAAGAATCGATGGGATCAGTGATCAGCGATGAAAGTTGGACTACAACCCCATTGGGAAGATCCCCGCGGAATCCGTCAAAGAGCCCAGGCTGGCCGGGCACGCCTGTGAGAACCCCGAGAAGAGTTGCCGCATCGGCATAAGTTGTTCCGATGGCTGTAAATTGAATGCGAGCTTTCTTTAGTCCGTCTGGCCCTGACATGGTCATGGTGCTGCCAGCGCCGCCTACACGGGCATATGCCATTGCCGGCAAGATGGCATTCTCAGCGACTGTGCCTGGGAAGATGCGGCAGCTTTCACCATCAAAAAATGGGCCGGTAGAAAAAGTGAGATTGCGCATCTCCTCGCGCGTGTTCAGAAACGAGATGATTCCTTCTTCCAATGTAGGCATTTAAGAATTACCCACGAGACGGAACAAACTTCTTGCTGGCTTTGCGGATGGCGGCTTTAAGGTTCTTGGCCAGCGAATCGCGCATGGCAGCGATGGCTCTTTCGGCCGAGGCCTGAAGCGCCGGGCGCATGAATGGACGCGGGCTCAATCCAGGATGCTCAATGTGCGTGCCGAAAATCTGATCAGCGCTGGCCAGAACTTTCTTGCTTTTAATGCCCTGCTTGCGCATTTGCCGGGTCATGCGGGCCACGATGGCATGGGCTGTTACACCCAGTTCAATCCAGCGTGCTTTATAGCTGGTGCTCTTGCCAGGCCCAACGTAGACTTCAGCCGCGGAACCGTTTGGGTTCTTTTCCGCCTTGATCACAATATTGTCGGCAATGTGCTGGTAGCCCTTTTGGCGTGGCCCTACATCTTTCTCTCTGGGCGCCTGCGCCTGCATCTCGGTTTTTACTTCCTGCGCTCCCGCAACCAGGGAATTCGTGAGCATGGTGTCCTGGAGTTCATTGGCGAACGCTTTCAGGTTCTGGGTGAGCTGGTCAAAGCCCTGAAGCTGCAGGTCGATCATTTAATTGCTGTTGTATCGGAATTCAAGTTGCACAGTGTAAGCGTTATCAGTAACGGTCAATGCGGAAGCGAGTGCATTATTGATGAAGCCAGGAGCAAGAGGAGCCCGTTCAAAATTTAAGGTGATGGTTGATTTCTTCAACGCAACGGTTACCGGAATATTGTCGGCGATTTCGACAGTGCCGGTTGCATCGACCCCCAGGTTGGGACCGTCAGATGCCTTTACCAATACGTCGGATGGTTCGCCAGGGTCATTGGTGAATAACGGTGCTTTGGTAATGTCATAAACAAATTCCTTGGTTGTGCCGTCACCATTCAGGCTGAGACTAAAGAGAGTGGATAGATAAATGGCCATGTTAGTAAGCTGATACCTCACACCAATCCGTTTCTAAATAAGTTTGCTGCGTGAAACCTGTAGGCATCGCGTCCTTACCAACGCGGACGATAAAGCCTTCATTCTGGGCAAATACGAGCGGATACATTTGTCCGTTGGTGGCGTTCAGAAGATCAACCCAGTTGCCGCCGATGGATGTCCAGCCAGCCGCTGTAGCGGAAGCGCCAGAGCCGCCAATATCCATTCCCGTGAAATTCGGGGCCAGCCACGCTACGGCGCTGGCGATGGGGTTGGCATCGAGAGTGCGCGTGCCGGCAGTGATTGTGGTGCCAAAGCGCATGTCCGTTACCAGACTTGTGGCCTGGGACGTTCGCATCTTTTGGTTATTGCCGGTAAGCGTTACAGCCGTTCCACCCGTATCGGAGGCGGTAAATGAGCGGGCGACAATCAGTTCACGTTCCACCTGGCCTGAGTTGGTGGTGGATGTGCCTGTGGTGGCCACCATGACGCGAACGCGCATGATGACGGCCAGCGCGGTAGACGATCCCCAACGATAAGAAAAAAGCGGAGTAGCGGCGCTTAGCCCGGTGTAGGTACTAGTGCGCCCATTGACCATGTAGCAGCCAAGGACGTTAGGCGGATGGCCGTAAACGCGCAGGTTGCCCGCGAGATCCATGGATAGTGCAACCTGATTGCCTTCTGTTTTGGTCGGCAGCGCGGCATTCGCGACTGCCGGCAGCGTGCCAACGTTGGTTGTAGATGGAGCAGCGGCATTTTCAGACTTAGCTCCCTGTACTGCAAAAGTTCCTGTGCCGGCATTCGCAGTAACGGTTCCGCTTACAGGTTGAGTAACTGCTGAGCCATCCACTTTCCATGCGGTGGTGTTGGCGGTGTTGCCGGGCTGAACTGTCCATGTGCCCGATTGCGCGGCGTTAGCTGTGACGGTCCCTGATACCGGCTGAGTGCCGGGAAAGTTTGAGACGGAAACGGATCCAGATACAGGCTGCGTTGTGGCAGAGCCATCCACTTTCCATGCGGTCGTGTTGGCTGTGTTGCCAGGCTGCACTGTCCACGTTCCGCTCTGAGTAGCAGCTACGGTGCCGCTAATGGGCTGAGTGGCGGGGAAGTTTAAAACCGAAACGCTGCCGCTAATCGGCTGTGTGCCCGATGGAATGTTGCGGGTAATGAAGCCGTATTCGCTTCCGCCAGGCGTGCCGTTAATGAAGGTGCCACGGTGCAGGGCGGGAGTTCCTGCTGTGTCATATCCGCCGATGGCGACGGGATTCTCTGCGGATGTTGAGGTGTCGGCAAAGAGGCCCTGCACAAGTGGATCGCCGGGAACGTATGCGCCAGTGCCGCCGGCTGAATTGGTGGCCGTGGGATCGTAAATTGGAATCTTGCCTGCGGTAGATGGCGCAGCAGCGGAGAAATCGGCCAGATCAGTGGACAGCGCGGCGCCGTGAGTGAAGAGCCCGTTGGTGGCGTTATAGCCGTTCAGCCATTGATGGCTTGCCGCTGCAAACGTTTGCGGAAAGACGCCGCTTGATCCAGAACCGCTGCCGCAGCTCCCCCACGCCGTATTCCCCAGCACGTCAGTGGTAAGACATTCGCCGGCGACGCCAGGTTGAATGCGCGACGGAAGCAAGTTGCCGGACGTGTAGAGATTGATATTCGGCTTAGTTTGTGCAGGCAGCGCTGTGGCGCAGAAGACAGCCAGAAGCAGCCAGAGGCCGCGCAAACGTTTGCGAAGATTGGTTAGTACCATGGGGTCATCTCATCGCCGGCTTGCGGCGCAAATTGAAGCGTCATCGTATTGCCGACGAGCTGGTATTGCGATACGGCTTGCTCAAGGCCTTCCAGGACGAAGCGAAAAACAGCTGGATTCGGTATTCCGGGCAACGTAAACACTGTCCGCGCGCCATCAGGCGCTTCATTGAATGCCTTGCGGCCGTAGCCAGAAGGAAAGCCGGTCATTGCGCCGGGTGCAGATCCATCGCCAGGGACGTTTCTTTCGACGGCCAGCAGCGTCATCTGCTGTCTGCGCTGATCAGGATCCATGGGAGCGATGATGTCAAAGATGCGATTGCGTCCCTCGGTTGTATCTGTCCAGTTGACCCGCATCTTTGCCGTGATGCCGGCCCTGAAGCGAATGCTGATTTTGTGCGTTACGTCCGGGGTGATGGTTTGGGCCGCTGACAGCTCTTGTCCGTTGAGGGTTTCAAAGCCGGCATAGACCAGCGCGACAGTATCCCAAAGCGGTTGTTCAGCCCCGAATCCATCTTTGGAGCTGGTCTGCTCCTCAATGGCAACCAGGTAGCGAAGTTTGCCGGATTGCATAAAGTTAGAAGAGCTTGAAGTCCCAGAGCAGGTCTTTGGCTTCGTCGGGTAGTTGCTGCACGGCAACACGCGCGTCCACCACGACGGAGTCGCGATTGTTGTACCAGGAAGAGACGGCTTGCTTTATGGCCAGCTTGATAGGCGCCGGCACGTGCGCCGCGTCGGCATAGCCGACTTGAAATTGAACGGTAACAGCATTCCGCTGGGGACGTGTTGCCGGCCAGACTTTTCCGTATGCGGGAACAATGAGGACCGGATCATCGTCAGATTGCGGATCCACCTGATAGAGCGCGGGATCGAGCGTCTGCTGAGCGCCGGTTGTGTCAATGTACTTAATGAAATCGACGCCGAGAGTGTCATTCTGAATCAGCGGCGCGCGGGGCATCTTGATCTCGCCGGAATGCGACAAAAGTATTTCCGCCAGGACGCGGGCTTCGGAACTATAGAGCCCTTCGCGGAATCCATTGGAGCCGTTGCAGGGGAAGCTATCCAGGTACATGGTGAAGGTCTGAGGCAGGAAGCCGCGGCTGGTGAAGTTTTCCGCCTGCACCCGCGCGGACTGGATCATCCCATCGACTACATCATCCTGCGCTGTGTCCGTTTCATGGAAATGGAGCTTGGTCTCGTCGCGAGTGACGGGTTCCAATTCAGGTCGAGTTGTAAGTGCGAGACGGTATTTCATTTAAAAATAGCTCTGAAAAATGCCGGGCAGCCCAACAGGTTCGAAGGACTGCCCGGCGGAGGAGCGATCAGGAGAGAGAGGGTTAAGCAGTACCGTCGGCTGGGCTGATCCAGGTTTCAGCGTTGGCTACGGTGGTGGCATCGTTAGCGACCGGGGCTACACGGGCGCCATATTGAATGGCGATGATGCCATCGATCACGGCTCCTGTTGCGCCGCCTCGGACTGCGACCACCCGGCAATAACGCTTCACCGGGTTGGAGATGTCCAGGACGAGCGCCTTGTTGTCATCTGTGTTCTGCGCAGTGACCAGAGTGCCGGCCACGTCGGCGGCATCGGCCAGCGCGGGATCAGCGCCATCCTGCAGCTTGATGGAAAAGTTGCCGTCAGTGATGGTGCCAGCGCAGGCGATGAATTCAACGCTTTCAAACCCCTGCATATCGATAATGCTTCCGTTCACGTTCGTTGTGCCCACGGCTTGCGCGTTCATCACGCGCGTGACCTTGGTATTTTTGTCCAGATTTGACATGTTGCAATCCTCCGCGCCCTGTAACTCCACCGAAGGAAGTTAAACAAGGGCGCTGCTAAGAAAAAAGTTGTTGGTTGGTGTGGCTGTAGCGACTAGCTGGTCTTCAGTCGCGCGAATGCCTCTTCCAGTACCGGCATGCCGTCCGATTCAGCCCGGCCTATAAATCCGACCTGGTTTGACTCGGCATAAAGCTCGGTGAGCCGCTGGATTTCCAGGTTGAGCGCGTCCGCAATGTTGTAAAAGCTGAAGTCGCCTACGATCCCAACATACAGTCCCGTGGTGAAGGTGTTGGGCGCGTACTCAGACATGAAGAACGGCCGGTCAAGAATCAGGCTGGGCTGTCCTCCGGTGATGGCAGGTTCCCACAGATAGCGGCCCTGGCTGTCTTTGAGTTTGCGGATCTGCTGGACGGCGGTGCGGTGGAATCCCCACACAGCTTTCATCTGGTATTGCGATTTCAGGCTGTAGAAGACGTCAAAGAGAGAATCCGCCAGGATGGCGGTGGCGCTGCCGGTTACAACATCGCGGCCGGTTGTGATTCCGTTCGCACTGGGTGTAAAGACGCCGAGCGGCTGCTCAGCCCCGTTGCCGACCAGAAAGCCTTTTTCTTGGGCCACGGCGAATTTGTAGCTAAGGCGTTCGATGACCTTGCCTTCGATTTTCGGATTGAGCCGGATCATCTTTTTGGAAACTTTGATCCTCTTGGCCAGCGGATGCGGGCGCAGCTCACGCTTACCCAAGGACATGCTTTGATCCTCAGCGCCGGTGGCGATTTCACTTGTCCAATCCGGATCGTCGGGATCAGAGGCGAGAGTGGGAATACCCAGACTCTGTGCAGCCGACACGGTGTCAATGGTGGCAAGCTGGCGGATGAACACCTGGTTGTTTACGGACTGGATAAAGCGATCGCTGAATTCCTCACTGGCCACGGTGTAACCGCCGCCGGTATCGGAATCCGATTGCAAGGCCGCGCGGATCTCCGGAGAAGCGCCGTTAAAGGCAACCTCGCCATTGCGCAGGAAGCCGCTGAACCTTGTGGCATATTCGGCGCTTCCACGGATCGTCTTTTCCCGGTTGGCATTGGCGGGAGCGGGATCGTCGATCAGGTTGGGCTTTTTCCCGGCCTGCGTGCCGCCGGCAATCTTGCGCTCACGCTCTTCCTGGTGATCGTACATCTGGATCTGCTCTTCGAGCGACGTTAGGGCCTCGTCCATTACGCGAAGCTTTTCTTTTTCGTCCGCAGTGGGACGGAACTTCCCGCCTTCCCTGTCCTCGATTGTTTTTAGGGTTTGGCGATACTCTACGGTGTCTCGCTGCAACTGGTCTTTCAGTTCAATACTCTTTCTCATTGGAGTTTCCTTTTTGGGATTTGTGATTGGTGCGATCTTTCGCCATGGCCCGACGTGGACCGCAACGCTGATGCGCTTTCTCTCACCCGCTCACAAGGCCCTGGCCTTGAATCCGGCGAAAGAACAAAAATTGTGGGGTTATCTAAAAATCTTCGTAGCGATCGCGGGTGTTCGCTATGGAATCGAGATACAGGACGTGCAGGTCCCTGAGCTCGTTCATTTGCAGCCGGCATTCATGGCAGATACGTTCGCTTCCGTCATCCGCGGAGAGAGGCGCATTGCACTCTTCACAGCGCGGGCAGCCTACACGGCCGTTGTGATCGTGGCTCATCTAGCTACGGCCAAGCCTTTCATGCAACTTCAGACGCATGCGGTAACTGTCCATCGTGCCGGTCTGCTGTGGGCAGTCTTTGCATTCCGGGTAATTGCAATCCGGTCCTGAGCAGCCCGAGCAGTTGCCATCGAGACACGGGCCGCAAGGGCAGGGGCAAGTTGTGGCGGCAGCTTTGGGCTTTTTGCGTCCCGCATTTTTGAGATTTTTGGGGACGTTGCGGAAGATCGTGAGATCGAACGCCGCAGCCAGGTCTTTGGTAGCTGCATCGTCATTGGCATCCGCGCCGGCGATCTCATCACACAGCCCGGCTTTCTTCGCGTCGTCGGCCGTCATCCAGGTTTCAGCATCCAGCGCGGTCTTGAGTTCATCTTCAGTGCCGCTATAACGCTTCATGTAGCCGGAGAGCATGGAATCGCGGACCTTGTCCAGCATGTCCGCGGTCTTGCGAAGTTCATTGGCATTGCCCAGCGCGAAACAATAAGGGTTGTGGATCATGAGCATGGCGCCTTCACCCATGGTGACCGTATCGCCAACCATGGCGATATAGGAAGCCGCGGATGCCGCCAGACCGTCGATGATCACATTCACGGGAACGTCCTGGCTGGCGAGCAGGTTATAGATGGTTGCGCCGTCAAACACGTCGCCGCCGCGCGAGTTGATGCGGACCGTGATTCCCGATATGTCGCCTGCGGCGTGGAGCTGCTCAGCCACGGAGCTGGGGCCGATGCCATACCAGTCGTCCCCGATATCGCCGTAGAGCATTAGCTCAAGCTCAGTGCCCTTGGTATTTGACTGCAGGCGTGGAGTCTCTGGACTTGCGACAAGAAAATTCTTGATGCGTTTATTTATCATAAAACTGTTAATCCGGAATGCGCGGATGAATCAGCTACAGGTTTGCACTTCTCGCAGGCGCATGTGACTCGCAGCGATTGCAGATATAAGAAATTCCGGCCTCTTGCATGCGCCGCTTTTACCTGCACGGTTACGGTGTGCCCTTCAGCCCGCATATATTGCTCGCGCGATTCAGGCGAGGTGTGCCAGGAAATAATTTCAACGCCATCTTCCATGGTGAGTACATGGAACTCTTTGGATGAGTCATTCCTGCTGGCCTTCAATTCGACCAGCCAAAGCCTCCCGCAAACGTTTGCAAATTTGCCTTGCTGCTCAACCTTGGTCTTAACGAACGTTCTTTCAGCCATTGCGCTGCCTGGTCCTTACTAAAACTGTGGAGATGGTCAATTCCATCTCTTCCGCGGCGATTTGATCGGCCTGGTCTGCGGTCCAGGAGGCTGAGCGCTCCCCGATCTGCGCTGAAAGCTGGGCTGGAAGCTGCTCAAGATTGGCCGGAATCTGGCCCAAAATGCACTCAAACACAGCCAAAACCGGCTGCAAAAAGGAGGATTCCGCATATTTCTGGCGTTCTGCGGGCTTGCGGTTGAGGACGCGCCCCGTGGCATCTCGAAAGAAGCGCTTACAGGCCATCTTTACCGCTGCCATGGGATCAGCGGGATCAGACTCCTGCGCTGATTGCTTCGGCTTAAAAATGGAGTCCACCAGATCCACGGGGACGAAGTTCATGGGGATATAGCGACGGTCTCCGCCCTCGACAGGGTTTTCATCCTCCATCCGGAGAATATCGTTCTCTGAATACACGCCACGGTCGAACATGTCTTTGTAGTGCGCTGTTCGTGCAGCGGTATCCCCGCGCAGGGCTCCCTTCAGGACGATGCGGTTGAAGTATTTATTCTTTTCCTTCGGCAGTAGCAGCTTTTGATTGCAGCGCTGCTCAATGCGTTCACAGAACGGGATGATGCCGTCTGAATAGAACTCAAGATTCTGCTGCTCAATATTGGAGAAAGTCGCTCGCTCCAGATCTCCCATTTTGTGAAGCGGCACTCGAAGTAGACCGCCAACATCTGTGCGCTGAAATTTCCTGCTCTCAATGAACTGGGCCACGTCCGGAGGCACGGAAAGAGGATTGAATTTCATTCCCTCTTCGAGTACAGCAATGCGATGAGCATTATCAACGCCGCGGTGAAGTTCCTCCCACGCCTCTTTCAGCCGGATCTTGGCTTCTTTCCTCAGCGGTTTTTCTGTAGAGAGAAAGCCGCCTGGCTGAGAATTGTTGCCGAAAAACGTTGCTGCGTTGACTTCAAGCGCTTTGGCTAGGCCAAGCGATTCCGCGTGCAGACGAATGGGAGATATGGAATTGAAGCCATCCGTGGTGATGAAAGGGATATAAAGAATTTCATCGTCAAAGAAAGTTGCCTCAGGGCCTTCTCGCGTTCTCACGTGCCACCAGATCTGCCCATCCTTCCTCTCAACTCTGACGCGGTCCGGCGCCAGGGGCCAGAGCGCTACTACCTTTCCCGTTGCCGGATTACGTTCGATGTAGCTATGGTGTTTTCCCCAGAGGTTGAGACAGGCAACCATGGCAAAGCGATAATCGAACGAGGTCATGTGATCGTTCGGCTCCGCGCTCATGACGGGATAGCACGAATGTTCCGGCGCTTCCCGCGTTCCCTGCTCAATACGCTTGAACATCTTCCAGGGAAGCATGGCCACAGTCTCACCCAGGACGCGCACGCCCTTATAAACGTCGGAAACCGTGAGCGCATTATGCTCAGTGATCTGGATCCCGGTTGAGGACCTGCCACCGCCAAACATCCGCACCATCCAACTTGGCGCATTGCTGGGACTAACTCCCGCGATGGAGACGGCCGCGCGAACTCTCTCTATGAGCATTGGAGGTATTTAGTCCTTTACCAGGCAGACCAGGGGGAAATAGGACTTTTGCAACGTGCCATCAGAAATCCATGACACACGAGCTTCGTTGCCATCAATTTCTTCTACGGCCAATCGCGGACTTCCACTCTTCAGATATACGATGTCGCCCACTTTTATTTTTTTCATTTGCTTTCCTTCGCCGGCTTCACGATAGACAGAACAACTAAGAACAACCCTGCCGCAATAATTCCTGCCGGCACATAGATCTTGACGATGCCGAAGCACACTAGGCCCAGCCCTGCGACCAAGACCAGCTCCTGGAAGAACTTCTGCGCAGGACGCTTGAGGCTGGTAAGCTTTTGCGAGGCAAAACGCTTTAATCTTTCTGGTTTATTCACAGTACGAATAACTCTCCATCTTCATAGCTGACGTTGACGATGGCGCGATTCATGGAGTCGATCAGCGCGGCAGCGCCGTCAATTTTCTCTGTGCTCTTTTCCCGATCGGGACGGATGCGGCCACCGGCATCCTGCCGCGCAACCAGGTTGCTCATGCACCAGCGCATCACGGGATTGCGATCATGCTGGATCTGGCGCCCGCGGACCATCTTTTCCAGTTCTTTCATGGGCGCGTTGAGCGCGCTCATGCGTTGAGGAACGGTGACCATGGTCAAGCCTTCATGTTCAAGCTGGGTGGCGAGCTGGACGGCGTTGTCTTCGTCGAAGCCGATCTCTTCAATCCAGTACTTTTCATCTAGGGCCTTGATGTCTTCACGAATTACGTCATAGTCAGTGACATTGCCGGGAGTGGCTTTGATAAATCCGTTATCTACCCATTTGTCGTAAGGGACGCGATCGCGGCCTATGCGCTGAGCGATGTTGTCTTTAGGCACCCAAAACCAGCAGAGAATGCGGCCGGAATCGGGGAAGTAAAGAACAAAAGCGCAGAGATCGAGATGGCTGGCCAGATCGAGGCCGCCATAGCAGCGTGCGTCGGCAAGAGAGTCCGCATCGTAGTCGGAGCCGCAAGCGTCCCATTCGTCGATGGGCATCCACTTGTTTGCTGCTTCAACCCAGATACAGAAATTGAGGCGCTTAACGAGGTTTTCCTGGCTCGGCATCCCGAGCGCCTCAGTAACCTGCTTGCGCAGATATTTGGGCTGGATAGTGATGCCGAGATTAGGATTTGCCTTTGGCCATACTCGCTCGTCCGTCCATTTATCGCAGTTTTCACATTCAGGATTGGGCTGGGTCTTGCCTTCAGCTTTGCACTTGCGGCAGATATCGAGACCGCAGACGAACCCAAACCACGCGTCATTTTCCAAAATGCCTTGCAGCAGCTTCTCAGTGTATTCATGATGGTGATAGCAGATGGAATGTATGTCGCTGCCAGAGTTGGTAATCTCATAAGCCAATGGCTGACGACGGAACTTAAACCCTGCAGTGAGCTTATCGAGGAGAGCCGCATCCCGCATTTCGTGAATCTCATCGCCGACGACCATGTGCGGACGCGGGCCGCTGATGCGGACATCGGCCGAAACAGGCCGCATGAAAGAGGAGGTGGAAAGCACGGCCAGATTGCCTGTATTGCGCTCAATCCGCTTCGCCAGGTATGGCGAATGCTCCACCATGTTGTCCGCATCGCGAAAAACGATGCCGGCCTGCTCTTTTTTTGAGGCTGCGATGTAGATTTCAGCACCTGATTCTCCATCGGCAATAAGCCCATAGAGCGCAGTGCCGGCAGCGAGTGGGGACTTGCCGTATCCTTTGCCGACTTCAAGGTACGCTGTATTGAAGCGACGAAAACCATCAGGATTTTTCCATCCAAATATGCTGCCCTGAATAAACTGCTGCGACGGCGCGAGTACGAATGGCCTTGGGCCTTCGCCTTCGACAAGTTTGAGCACGCGCGGGAAGAAGCGGATGATACGGAGTGCGGCTTGCTCATCGAAACGGAGACCGCGGGATGGGCCGTCGACCAGGTCATTAAGGTGACGCTCCACCGCCAGCCGGACCAGCGCATTGGTCGTAATTTGATTGCTGATGACGCCAAGGCAGTAGTCATTGACTTTAGTTAGGGTTGGGTGACTGTTCAGCAGAATCGTCTTCGCCGAGGATGTCGTCCAATTCCTGCTCTTGTTCTTCATTCCTTGAAACTTTTTGTAGAGACGCAGGCGAGAGCCCCAAGTCGCTCAGAAAAACCCGCATTATCTTCATCGACTCATTGGAGATCGCGACTGCTGGATTCTTTTTGCGCTTATGGCCGGCAATCTCATCATCTTCACCGCGGCGACGACGGATGATCGGCTCTTCAATGATTGAGCCGTGGGCCACGATGTCAGCCTCAGCTTCAAACCAACGCGCGTAAGCCTGGCAATATCCAGCTACTGCAGCGCTATAAGCTATCGTGAGCACGCGCATGCCCTGAAGGATTGGGATAATGCGATGCCATTCCTCCTGTGCAGCGGCAGAAAGCCCTGCCGGCATGTCAGGCACGCCCTCTGGGGGTGCAGGCTCATCCTCATTTAAAGGACGGTGCCCCGGATTGCCAGTAAGTGCCTTCATTTTTGTGGGCTTTGGGGTTCTACCCATGTTAAAAAGTTGAGAAAACGCCTCAACGAAAAAATATTTTTATTTCGCGATTTTGCGTGCGTTTCCAGGGCGCGGTCTCGTTCGGCAAAGGCTCCAGAAATTTGCCCACCCCCTACACCGCCATCAAGGTCGGCCAGAGGGTGCAACTCATCATCGCTGCGCTGCTGTGCTCATCGCATGCAACAACTAACGTGTTGCCTCGGACAGCTACGCGCGTCAGCGCTTGGCAGTGGCACAGCAGGGTGAACTTTACTCTCTGTTCTAGTAGGGTCTTGGCACTGTGGCATCCAGAGCATAGGCCTTGCAGGTTACAGCGTGCATCGCTTCCGCCTTGCCGCTTTGGGATGATGTGGTCCGCGTGTGCTGACGCCTTGCTGCAACCTCTACCAAATGGATCCCTACAGATCGGTTCTTCCTGCAGCACTGCGCTCGATATCTTCGCCCAACGATGATCGTATCCACGTTCAGCCGCGCTTCCGCGCTGTGCCTCATAGGTACTGGCTCGCTGCTTTGCATGTGCAGCACAGTAGTTGCCTTTGGTTGCTCTATCGCCACATCGGCTCGGATGCTGACATCCTCCTGCAATGCGTCTGGGCATAAGCGAATCCAATCACCAGCATGCGCCGCTTTGGTGTTCTCCAGTTCGCCCTAAACTGGATAGAAACACCGGACGGCGCATGCTGCTAACTGGTGGTGTTCACAGTCAAATGGAATCTTTTGCTCATCAGCGTCCTGCCGGCACAATCTCATCCACGTCCACCTCAACGCTCATCGATTGCCTGATCAAGTCCATCGACAGCACCACGCGATTGTTCCCTTTGTCGCGGACAAGAAAGCCTTCATAGCCTTGCAGCGGTCCATGCGTCACTGTCACGCGTTCGCCAATTTTGATGAATTCATGCGGCTGCGGATTGCAGCTAGTCACTGCCATTTTGAGTTGCTCGATCTCGGCATCTTCCAGCGGTTGCGGCAGTCCGCCGACGCCCACCAGCATGATCACTCCAGGCGCTGTAAGCACCCGCGTCCGATCATTGATTGAGATCCTTACAAATAGATATCCCGGAAACAGCGGCATCGGCAGATTGACCTTGCGGTCATGCCACCGGCGTTTCGATGTGTATTGCGGAAGGAATAATTCAACGTCTCGGCCGGCCAGATGCTGGCCCACGGTGCTCTCGTGCCGCGATCTCACATACACTGCAAACCACCGTGGATCCAAGGTGAAAAACCCTCCTGCTCAAAGAGCAAAGTTGGATATCAACAGCTCGGTCGTTTCTAGCGAATTCTTTGCAGCTAATGAATACGTGGTGTGGATGCGCCTGCTTACAAATGAGCGATCCTTAACGCGCTTCACCACCTCGTGATGGTTCTCTTCGCTCATCAGAAATTTGCCTTTTATGTTTGCCAGTAGCTCAAATAAACCATCTAGCTTGTCCGGTCCGAATGCCTCGTATCGCCCATTACGTCCAAAATCAAAGTAAGGTGGATCACAATAGAAGACTGTCTGCGGAGAGTCGTATTTCTGGATGATCTCCTCATAGCCTGAGCACTCAATTACGACTTTGCTAAGCCTCTCGGCAGTTGCATACAGCTTTGCTCCTATCAGCTCAATGCGTTTATTGGGTAAGAAATCGCGTGGCCCGCCGAAGTGTTCCCCTTTGGAGCCAAATGAAAAATGGGTGAGATAGAGGAATTGGAACGCCCGTTTGACCTCATCGCGAGGTGGAGGAGTTTGGCGCAGGGACTTGAATTGCTGGGGATGACAGAGAGCAGTATGAAATTCCTGTGCAAGGGCGCTAGGGCGATGCTTTGCTACCTCAAAGAAGTTGATTAGATCGCCATTGGCATCGCTGATAACTTCGCGATCGCTGCGCTCTTTCGCAAAGAGCAACTTTGCTGACCCGCAGAATGGTTCCACATAGATGTGATGTGGAGGAAGCAGCGGCAATATCCGCTTAACTAAGTTCTTTTTGCCGCCAGGCCATCCAAACGGAGAATTCAT